CTAGCCCTGATAGTGTCTGCGGCCTCCCAAGCGCACACCCGCCCAGAACAACGCAGCTCGCCATTTGGCGACGCCTTCAGCACGCAAGGCGCGATACAGGACCTGATCACACTGCGCCCGAGGATACGTCGCTTGGACGTATAGCCAATCGTGGACCGTTGAAGCGTAGTTTCCATACCCCGCCACGAGGGCATACAGCACGAAGAGGAAAACGTTGTGCAGAGCTTTCACGCTTGCGAAATCGGTGACAAAACCACCAGGGACTGTGATGGCACCCAGTTCATCGTCGACGTAGGTAAGATTGTCCAGGAGCACCCGATTCCACTTCCCAAGCTGCTCAGTCTTCAGCGTGTTCTGAAACCGGCTCATTGGGGCCACCCTTCGTCCAGCATCTCGATATTGAACTGGCCGGCCGCGAGCAGCGCCAGTAACTCGCTCTCGCGGTCGAAACACGCCTGGACGTGCGTTCGCACTGAGGTCGATATCTTGATCAAGTCCGCCGCGTTCAGCCTCACCGGGCCGCTGAGAGTCTTCCAGATACACACATAGGCGGGATCAAGCATTGCCGATACGGTTGCGCCAGTAATAAGCGCCTGACTGTCCCGGCCGGTATCAATCTGCGTCCCATCGACAGTAATGCCCTTCGTTTCTTCATCGTATCGACGTGCAGTGATCTGACCTGCCCATTGCTGGTATACCGGCAGCGCTGCGCTCACGACCAACGGCAAGCCATTTGAGTCAGGAATGACCCTATTTCCCTGTGTAATAGCCAACTGAAGCGACTCGTACTGCTCGCTGGTTATCTCAACCAGATCGGCCTCGGCTATGAGGGAGCAGTCAGGATTTGATTGCTCCAGCATTGGCGCGACAGCAGCCAGGTCCGGGACCTCGATGGACGGCGCAGGATCTGTCCCCGTCCATTCGGGATCTGGAACAAGAATCGTCGGGCGTACCCACGAAGGATCAGCAACCATGATCGTGCGTTGGCCGTGCAGAGCGGTGCAGTAAAAGCCGCCATCCTTCCCGAAGTAATGCTGATTCATTTTCCTTTTGCCCTCCAATAGACAGAGTTGGTCGTGTTGTTACCGCTGACCTTGAGCGTGAATCCTTGCCGCGTTGGGCTGAGCATATTTATGGTGTCCGTACCGGACGAGCCGGTATCGTTTGCAAAAGTCAGTTGACCATTCAAAAAAGCTTCCGGAAACACCATTGGGAACGTGACTGCAAGCGTTGCGTTGTCTGCAACACTTGCCACATACCCCCACTGCTCAATTTCTCCGGTAATCGGATCTTTGGTCCACCCGTTGACCTGCATGGATGCAGTGCGCGCAGGAGGCAAGCTGGCGACCGTTACAAACTTGTCCCACGCTGACCAGACGCCGGAGTAGCGAGACCTGACCCACATCCCGCCCCCACCCGAATAAGGAATGAGCAGTTGCGTGAGCTGGGATCCGCCATATTCAAATACCAAGGCGTAATAGAACTCGGAAACCCCAGTGCCATTGGGATTCGTGCCATTTACCAGAATTTCGGAACAGCCAGGCGTGGTCAGGGTGTTCAAGTCGGTCCCCGACGCTCCTATTGGGGAACTGGTGCGGGCACGCCAGCCAAGAGTCCGTATCAGCTCAGGAACATCGGTAATGCCATACCCTGCCAAAGATGTGGCCTTGTCGGCCTTACCGGCGAGCCCGTTGATGACAGTCGTCGCAAAGTTGGGATCGTTACCCAGCGCATTTGCCAGTTCATAAACAGTGTTGAGCGCTGCGGGTGATGAGCCAACCAGCGCCGCTATCGCCTGTTGAATAGCCGTCGATGTTTCCGTTTTTGTGAACGCGTCGGTGATACCAAAGCCCGCTACCGTAGTTGGCTTAGCGCCCAACTTCGCCCAGGTGATGCCCGCAACGAGCATCGCTTGGATGGCCTTAAATACCTGAGAATCGTCCGTTGGACTGATTGTCAGCCCGGCTCCGACCACCAAATTCACCAACTCACGCTGCACGCTGTTCAACCATTCAACGGTGATTAACGTTGACGGGATGCCCGTGCCCGGTTGACCCCGAGTGAACTCCTTGGACCCGTTCGCAGTAGAGGTACTATCCCCAACTCTTTGCATCAGTTGTCTCCGTAGCCAAATAACAAGATGGACTCTGCTGGTTTTACCTGGCCGAGTCGGCACTCCAAAGGTTTGTTTCCCCAGTACGCCACCGGATCGTCGGCAGAGGTCACGCCAGCCGCGGCATAGGTGACGGTTACTTCTGGTGCGTTAACGCGCCAGGTGTAATCCCAGTCCCCACCGTTTACAGGATTGTCTGCATGGGCTTCGCCTGCTCTAGCAGGCCTGAAGGTGCTGATGGTGATGTCGTAGCCAAGGGATTTAGCGAGCGCGATGAAGAAGGGCTTGCTTTGCCCGCCCTGTGCTCCAAGCTTGCTGACGACTGCGTTCACTCGTTGCTGTGTTGATTGCTGGATGCCAACCAGGCAAGGGTCAGGCAGTGCCAGGACCCTTTCCCAGTCAACAAGACCTGCACCAGTGTCAGGAAAGATTGCGTCATAGACCTGGTCAGTGGCCTGCCCTGCCTGAGTCAAGGCAGCGGCCTCCGCTTCGATCACCGACGATAGTGTTTTGGCATTGGGATCGTAAGCTTCAAGCGGGAGCAGCAGACGCAGTTGATCGGCTAGGCGAGTCATACCATTGGCACCAGAGTTATGGTGCCCGGCCTGATCCAGCCGATTAGCGAACTGTCCAACGATGCGGCAACATTTCCCGCAGGGGACGTCACGACCCGGTCTGAGACGCCAGGCAGACTACTGACCATCGTTTCGATCTGAGAACGCCGCAGCCCTTCTTTTGGCTTCAAAGCTCCCAGCAGCGCGTCATAGGCTCTCTGAGCGGAAGCTTGCACGTCAGCCAGTTCGTAACCATCTTGCAGCTCGACTTGGGCTATCGAATCGACGGTTCTTATCGTAGGCACAAATACAAGAACGTCTGCGTAGACCGAACACAAAGACTCAACATGCGCCTGGCATCCCGCGACTACGTCAGCGGACGGCAAACCATTGCTCGCGGTGATGACGATATCGACCGTTCCTCCACCACGGCGCCTGGGTAAGACCAGCGCGTAAGCAACGCCGTCGACCTCTTTGGCCCATCGTTCATAGTCGTAATCCGCACCACCTACTGCCGGTTTCTGCATCACGTCCAGGAGGCGAGCCCGCAAGGATTCAACTGACTCCTGATCTTCACCACCTGTGGTTGCGGCGGAAAAGCTGGTCGATGCGTTCATGCCCAGCGGCGGACTGGTGAGCGTGAGCGCGCCCGTAAGGCTGTTGAGTTGTGAACCGGGGGTTTCTGCCCGGACCAGGGCCGAGACAACCCCTGCTGAACTCAGGGTCACGTCTTCGATGGCCAGGAAGACCGCGCCGGTCGCAATATGGGTTAGGCGAGAGGATGCGAACAGCGTCACACCTGGCGTTCCCGTTAGTGAGACCGGTCCCGCTGACGACACGGCACCCTTTAAATAAAGCCCACGCAATCCTGCTTCATGAATAACTTCATCGTCGTCGGCTTCGTCAGGAAAAATCTGCCTGTAGAGCCACGTAAGTTTCTGATAGTAGCCTTCAAGCGCCGCCGCAAATGACGCCGAACGCACGTAGTTATCGCTATCAGTGCCAATGTCTGCCTCGGCATTCTGATTACGAATATCGCGCAGGATATTACTGAGTATCGCGTCGTAAGTCGGAACGGTGAATGCCATCAGATGACCCTTACAGGATGCTGAAAAACTTGCTCGACGCCCGCGCTGTCGACCACTGTCACTAACAGAAGTAGCCAGCCGTTGTGCGGCTGTTCAACGTCGACCGAAACGGACGCGGCTCGCCCATCATCAATCAGCGGCTGTAGAGCCTCTGTTGCGTATTGCTTGGCGAGAACGCCGACTCTGGACAAGTCCTTGGAGCGGCGTAGCAGGTAGAGGCGCGAGCCCAAAGTGGGATCGGCCCACCAGGAGCCAAGTGGCACGGTGAGCCGGAGATAAATGGCGTTGGAAAGCGTTTTGATACGCTTGCCGGTTAAGTCGCCTGAGATTGGGTCTATGCCTGCGTCCATGCGAGCATGATGAGGGAGTGGTGTCAGGGCTGGATTAAGCTTTCTTATAAGAGTTAGAAATCCTTATTACATGCTGATTGTGTCGACTGAATTGGGGGCGATGCTGCCCTGAGCGAGGATATTACCGCCAGCCCCGATGCTGCCGTTGGTCACGATGTTACCTTTCACTGCCAGTCCCTTTTCAATCGTTACGGTGCCGCTCGTTTCTATCAGCGGCGTCTGAAACGAGACCTTAGTGGTGGCCGTCACGATCAGCGTGTCCGTCTCTACTTCGATCACCCTACCGCGCTTGAGATGCACCTTGTCACCCTCGTCGGTGTACAGAGCGACTTCCCCGTTATTCAGCGTCAGCCGATATCGACCGTCCTCACTGGCAACGACCACAGCATGCTGACTACTACCACCGACCGGGATGCAGATGTATTCAGCACCAGCCAGCGGGGATGAAGTAAACCCGTAATGCTGAAATAGCTCTCCCGCCACGGTCTCACCGGCCAGGCCTTGCATCTGCACCCCGATCAGCTTGCCCTGAGTTGAGGCGCTGGCCACGGCTCGAAACGCCTGGCGTACGCTACTGCGCTCGCGGGCAGCCTGCTCCCGCATCATCCGTCCTAATGTTCTCACTAAAGCCCCTTAAGCATTTCGATGAATGCAGCGTCCGGGTTGCTCTTCCCTTTGTGCTTTTTCAGTTTGGCACCGTCGAGCACCCACATTTTGTCTTCCCGCAGGCGTAGTTCAGTGATCGCGCCCTGGCTTCGTGTGAGCCGTAGAGTGCGAGCCATCAAGAAGTAAGTCCCGTCCAGCCCATGAGGCTCGCTCTTCACCCGCACGCGCTGACCTGGTGCCCACACGGCGCCATTGCCACAGCGATGGCCCTTGACTATCGCCCGCATTTCGAATCCTTCCAACCGACTGTCAGCGAGCAATTTGCGGGCGCGAGTTGTGGCCATGTCCTGGTTCTCGGTGCTGCTGTCGATCACCACCTTAGGCCGAAAAATCCCCCGCTTGGCCAAGGTCTCGTCCTGGATCACTGACCGCAGGTGCGAACGAGTGGTGTCCAAACCGTCATTGTCATATTGCCCGTGCTGGCCGAGTAGCGTGATCTGGCTGTACCGGTTGGCAATGGACCGACGAACGCCAAGGCGCTCCACATTGTTACCCTGACCGTTGCGGTTCAAGATCAGTTGAGCCACTGGCGGGGCCTCATAGTTCGGCCCCCCAACGACCAGCGTGCCGTCAGGCTCAAACCAAGGCCAAAGGCCGTTGGCCTCAGCGACCTGCATCAACGCCTCCCAAGCGGACTGCCCCGGCTCGATCTGTACACGGCGCCGCGACTTGGCGGCATCTGTCTGGATGCTTACCTTGCTGATTCCCAGCGGCTTCACCACCAGGTTGATGACCTCAATCAGCGACGCTTCCCGCATCGAAACGAACGGACATGAGCAATCGACCAGAGCAGCAGCTCCATCACGACCATTGATGCGGATCGCGACGCCCTGGCGGTTCACGTCGTGCTCGAATTCGTCGATCTGGCCGGTCAATACCCTGTCACGACCAAGGTTGAGCGTGCAGCTCGCTCCCTCGACCAGGACGGATGGCAAAGTGGCCGTGTCCTTGATGTAAAGCTCCAATTCAAAGGCATCGGATGGGGTGAGCAAGTCCGACTCTACGGACCAGCCGTCCCACGTCGCATGGGTGAGTCCGCCGATGCTCAGGGTAATAGCGTCACTTTGCATAGGCACGAAGCACCTCACCTGGCTGAATGTCGTAAGGAGCGCTCAGGCTCGGATTCAGTCGCGCAAGCTCAATGGCCCGCGAATGGTCGCCGTACCAGCGGTGAGCCAGCAGCCGCAAGTTCGCGGCTGACTCAACGGCACGCTCGATCAGTGGTGGACTCAGCAAGATCACAGAGCGGGCACGAGCCTGGATCAGCGCAGCCATGGTGCGCAGAGCATCGATCACCGGCAGTGCGGCCTCCACGTCGTACAGGCGCCTATGCAGCAGAATGGTCGACTCCAGGAGCGACCTGGACAGGTTGACTAGCGATTCCAAATCGTCCGGACTGAGGGTCTGCGTGGTCGCTTCGTCCTCAATGATGGCTGCCACGGCCTGTGCGTTGGCCAGCGCCGTCTCCGTGACGATCAGAACCACCAGTGCCAAACTGGCCGCTTCTACGGGATCGGCTGGCATGCTTTCAGGGATCAGTGCCGCATCTGGCTCAGTACCCTGACGGGCACTGACGAAAAGCTCTGTGCCCGCTCTCGACGCTTCTGTTGTCAAGCTGGTGCTGCCAGGCACCGTGGATGGGACACCGCGCCGGGACAGCAACTCACGTGACGTTGACGGTGTGCTGTTCTGGATGACAGCTCGAATTTCCGTCGGGGTCCTGGCCAAGTCAACCAATGGGTCAAATGCTGCCAGGGGATTGCTAGTTGCCATACTGACCACCTGCGATACCACCCCCATGATCTGGCTGCGCAGTTGCTGCAAGCGAAGACCAATGCCAGGCAGTCCCAAGGCCTTTTCCATGAAGCCAGTCCAGCCACCACCGATCCAACTCTGAATCTCGGTAACCAGAGAGTCGACTTTGGCCAAGAGGTCAAAGACTCCGTCCTGCCAAGTAGTTTCGTCTTCGGCATAACCCGACTTGACCAGCGTCCATACCAAGTCACGATCAAAGAACGGCTCATCAGGGGAGCACTCCAGAAATTGAAGAGCCACCTCGGCGTAGTCCGGGCGCTCGGCGGTGTGCTGCACATCCAGAGTCTGGGTGACGACGGTGACACTACCGTAGATCGGATGCACCAATTCGCCTGGACCGAGCACATCAAGTGCATCAAGTAGTGCCTTCAGCTCGAACTCATAGTTCGGACCGTTGAATATGACCCGCAGAGCGAAAACTCTACCGCCGCGCCCCATATCTTCAGCCGAGTCACCTTGTTTGTATGGGGTGCCATGCTGACCAGTAAACCACTGGGCTTGTAAGTTTTCGCCCGCAACGTCGAGTGGAACACCTCGAAACGAGGCGTCTAGCAAGTTCTCTTTCCAGCTCAATTTCCGCGCCTCACTTGAATGTCGGTTCGGCGCTCGACTTCGGCTTGAACCATTTCAGAATTAAGCCGCAACTCCAGAACCAGCGGCTTATCAATTAGGGATCGCAACCGCTGTTCGGCCATATTGTCAGCGCCCTGTTGAAGCGGGCCGATACCCGCCTGGGTCAGACGGCTGGCCGCGTTTTGCGCCCAACTGACGGCTCCAGCCGCTGAAGTGCCCGCAGCAGTAAGTCCAGTTTGTTCTCTTGTCAGTTGCTGGGCTTGACTGGAAAGCCAATCACCAGTCGCATCCGGATTGGTCTTGGCAAGTTCAATTCGGTTTTTGTAGAAGGAAGTTTTATAAGCCTTCTGACCGGGGTCATCCAATTTGGAATTTTGCGCGGCTTGCAATCGACCTTCGTCTGTATTCTCCGTTGAGCCGCTTGTTAGCGCAGCAATGGCAGCCAAACTTATTACCCCCAACGACGCAGCCGGAATAGCCTTTGTCGACTTGCCATTAAGGTCCGGTATCGATGGAGTGATCCCACCCGACGGCCAGTTAGTAACGAATACCGAAGTCACACCTGTTGATTCCTCCAGGACTTTACCGACAGCGATATTCTTTAGTGTTTCAGGGCCGCCCATGAACTTATTAATAAGTGCGCCCGCACCTGATTTGACGCCACGACCGGCATAATAACCACCAACACCAGCCACAGCACTACCAGTCAATAGTTGCTCACCCGATAGATTCAAGTCATCGAGCAAGTAACTTCCGAAGTCTGCAAAGCCTTTGTTAAGTGGCTTTGCCATGCGATCAATAGCCTCGCCCAAGGTCGCTTTCATTCGAGCACCAGCGCCGGTGGCACTTTCAACGTTGTCCTTTAGGTCGCTCTCGAAAATTGGCTTAGCGTTTTGAATCTCGCCTGATTGCTGTTTGAATGTATCGAGTTTATTGCCGCCGAGCATAATGCGCATACCACGGATGGTGTCCTGGTCCATGCCTTTGAACACGGTCCCCATGAACTTGCCGCGCTCTTCGTCGGTTTTCATCCCGTCGTATTTGCGTTTCAAATCCGCAAATACTTGCTCCGGGTTGCGCGATGCACCTTTCGAGTCAAAGAACTTTACGCCGGACGCTTTCGTGACCTGGTCACGATAAGTTTTGTTGCTGAACACGCGCAGAGTCGACTCAGCGAGCGTGCCTAATCGTTCCGGTTGCATCTCAACGGTTGATAGTGTTTCGGTAAATGCCAGGGCCTGTGCCAGCGACATGCCCGCAGCCTGTGCTGCACCACCGATTTTCGGGAACAGGTCGGCTAGGTTCTCCAGCTCGGCGTTACCCTGGCGACCGGCCACCGTCATCTTTTGCAGCAGATCGAGCGCGACACCGGCCTTGTTCAAGTCCAGATTGAAGGCACTGGCACCCGCGACAACGGCTTTACCCAGTACCGCCGAGTCAGCCCCTGTGACCGCTGTCGCCTGGCCGATTGCATCGGAGGTCTCCTTGGAGGCGCCATAGTTCACGCCAGAAGCGATCAAGGTATTGAAGCCGCTATCGACGTCGGTCCGGTCGAGGCCGTACTTCTTCGCGATCCGGAAACCTTCCTGGCGCCACTCTTCGCGATCCGCGTTCGTCATGCCCGCGGTCTGCTGGGTTCGAATCAGCGAACGATCTAACCTAGCGCTTCCGGTTAGCCCTGCACCGACACCAACGCCGATGCCCAAGCCGGTCAACTTACCCTGTGCGCTCTGGCCAAAGCCCTTCAACCGGTTGAACTCTTCACGCACACCAGCAGCCAGTCGCTTAAGCAGGCGCAGATTGCCGCCGCCTGATTGAGCGAGGCGCCGCATGCTGACTTCCGTCTTATCCACCGACTGGCGGAGCTGGTCCGCGCCTTCTTTGGCGGCCTTGGCCAATTCGGTTTTGGTCTCCCGCGCTGCCTGGCGTCCTGCTTGGCCCATGGCCTTAAGATCCGCACTGGTCTGAGTGACACCCTGCCGGAACACACCCTGTCCCTGCGCCGTCTCCCGCATCGCCTGACGCACGATCTTGTAGCTCGTTGCGCCCGTTTGGGCGGACTTATTGAGGGCAGCCCCGGTCCTGTTCGCCTCATCTCCCAGCGCTTTGGCGCCGTCCCTAGCGGCTTTCTTCAAGCCCTGCTCAAGCGCCTGAACTTCGCGGCGACTGTTGCCGGAGGTCGCTTGAATCCGCAGGGCAACCCGTAAATCACTCATTGCTACGACTCCAGCAAGGTCTTACATAAAGAAGAAAGGCCCGTCTCCGGGCCTTGAATCAGTGGATGGTATGAGTCGGAGCCTTGGCCGGTTCCCATCCCAGCTTGGCGCCGCCACCGGGACTGATACTGACGATGAATCGGCCGTCACCTTCAGGCTGAAAGCCGAGACGTTTGGCAGATTCCCGTAGGTCATCCTGGAAGGCTTCCATGGGGCACCTTGCTCCGATAACCAACACCGAGGCACCGCGCCTGGCACGCAGGTTGTTCTCCACCGTTTGCAACTCGATTGCGCTCAGTGCTACGGATTGACGCTGGCTCATGATTTCTTCTTCCCCCTGGCGACATACCTGGAGGTGTTCTTCTTGCGACCCAGCAGAAGGTCAATGCGGGTATCAATCTCCGCCTGAGTCATGCTGCGAATCTCGTCTAAGCGGTAGCCGTGTCGGACAAGGGCGTGCTCGATCCGGCGCCAGGCAAGGGTGCTGCCTCGCTCGGCAGCGCGAGCTTTTTTTCCAGCGCCTCATCCGCCTCGGCAAGAATCGCCAGATCCACCTCCGCCAATTGCTCCAGGAGCAGTTCAGTGGTCAGCGATTCCGAGGGAATGTCACCCAACGACAGCAACTGACGGCGGTAAGCCTCGACTGTGATCAACTGGAGCGGGCCTTGGGGGTGAGCCTGTTGGGCGGCGACCATGTCACCGGCCACCGGCACGCGAAGCGTGAAGGTCTTATGTCGACTACCCGCAAACAGCACGCCGATACGCAGTTGGCCGGTGGTGGTCAAGCCATCCCAAGCTTTGGAAGTACTGGTCATTTTTGATTACTCCGAAGACGAATATCTGAGGGCTGAAAGGGTGAGGTCGCGGGTGGCCTCACCTTCGAGCTGGTATTTGCTGCCCATCTCGATCAGCGATACGCCGGTCCAGCTCTCTTTCTGGCCGCCGCCGTCGACTGGCTCGATGGTGATCTTGGCGTCCAGCATGGCCCGCCAGTTCGGCTCACCGGATTTCGGAATGGCCACCGACACGCGAAGGTCGTGCTCTTCCATGCCCGCAGCAGTACCGGAGGGGACGCCAGAGCGATTCATGGTCTTGACGACGGTTCGCCCGGTTTTCAGGGTGTGGTCCAGGGACTTGATCTCATAGTCCGAACCGTTGATGGTCAGGACGATCTGCCCGACGTAGTTATCCGACATGGATTGGCTCCTTGTTACAGCAGCAGGTCGATGCGACCGGCAAACACATGCAGGCCGTTCACGACATCGGTTGGAATGGCGGCGTTCAGCCGGTTGACGTCCTGTGCCGAGCGCTCGACCACCAGGGACGGGGCATTGGCTTCGACTTCCTCGACGATCTCCAAAGCCTCCAGCTTTTGCAGCACGTCGAGCAGTTCGCTGCGGACAGCGCCCGGCGTCTTTTTGGAAAGCTTGGAGCGAGGGAAGCGCAGGCGAATACGTTCGCGGCAGGCCTGGCGCACGTAGTAGAGGGTGCGAATGGTGGTGAGGTCGAGCAACGAGACATCCGTGGCTCCGGCCGCGCTCTTGGTGTACGTGGTGATCGCTCGAACAATCTGGACCAGGTCACCTGGGCCAACTTCAAGTGGAGTAACCCCGTTATTGAGGCACGCTTCCTGCTCAGTACGGCCCAGGCGACTGGCAATAGATGGCACCGCGATGCCGGTCAGTGCCAGTGTATTGAGCGGACGCGCCGGATCCTCTTCAGATGCGATCATGGCTGCATAAGCGGCCGCAACCTGGCGAGCCGTGGAGGTGGTGCCGGGCAGCAAGGCGATGGTAATGGCACCGCAGTTCAAAGCCGTCGCCAGTGCGGTGGCGGCCGCCATGGTCGAAATCACCGCCGCTACGCCGATGATCGATTGTTGCTCGACCGAGTCGGTGTAGGTGTTGATATGGGTGCGCAACGCGGTGAGCGCGGTCTGGCTGAACCAGGCGGGAACCAGGATGGTGTATCCGCCCAGCGCCGTCGCTGCCAGTGCCGCCGAGATATCGGGCTCGGTGTCGCCACTATCCGTCACGCCGACGCAGGACACAGCGGCATAGCGATAGGCCTTGATTACTGCGTCCACCATTTCTTGAGCCACTGCGCCGAACTTGGCGAGGGCTTCGGGTGCGCTGAACACTTGAGTTGGGACGTTGGGCAGTGCGGTCGCCTCAGCGCCCAGTGGGACGATCAGGCAAATGCTCTGGCGGTTGGTGGGAAGGTTTCGCACCGCCAAAGCAAGGTTGAACTCCATGTACACGCCAGGCTTGCGAATGCTGGCCGGAATGGTGTCGAGAACTACGGACATTATTTTCTCCCCTTAGTGGAGGTTTTGGCACCGCTCTTTGCGGAGGGCGTGGCCGATTCAACGACCCGCTTCAATTCGCCCGAGGCGATGCGGCGCAGGTAATAAGAGTGCTCTGGCACATCCACCGGCTCGGCTGGGTCGGGCTGGATATGGCCCGTGCCCGGATGCCCCACGACCGGCATCAGCGGCACGGGGTGTTCTGTCGCGATCACGAGCATCACAAGTCCCTCAATTCGATCTCGTCGGTTGCAACACCTTGCGGGTTGTCCGACGGGCTGTGGTAAGTCAGATCGATGCCTTCGAGCATCGGCATTTCTTCTTCTGGAATGTCCCAATCAAGCGCAACAGCGAAGCTCTGGCCCAGCACCGAGAGGTGGCTGGTTTGGAACTTGCCATTCACCAGGTTGGCGAATTCGGTCGGCGAGACCCTGGCGCCGCCTTCCTTGTGCTGCCACCCTGTTAGGAGCCGCATACAGGCCTCCCAAATCCAGTAGCTGCCAGGATCTCGGGCCACCGTGCCGCGCCGGGTTTCGCGCTCGCCACGCACCGAGGCACTGGCAATGACCAACCGAAACACCACCGCCGCCTTGTAACGCCGGGTCTGGCCTGCCTTGCTGAACACTACCCGTGGGGTGGTGATCAGCACGCTGGGGGTGAGCTTGAGCATTTCGGCCAACAGGTCCGGGTCACTCAGCTCACCGCCATAGCTGCCCAGGTTCAGCCGTGTGAGCTGCTGTTTCAGCTCCGCGAGCCGCGCCTGGATGGCGTCCTCCAGTTCGCCCAGCATCACAAACGACCCAAGGTGCTACGGCTGAACATCCGAGGCTGCTGAGTGATCAGCGGACGTGACGAACCCGACTCGGATGCGCCGCGTTTCTCGTCTTCAGTGGCCAGGCTTTGCAGACGCCTGATGATGTCCAGGTAACGCAGGCGGACTGCCGATTCGGCCCCGGCTTTTTCCCCGTACAGGTGAAAGCGGGTCAGTTCCGGCAAGTCGTCCGCCACCCAGCCCGGCGCATCCTCACCGGGCTTTCGGTAGCGGAGATAAAACTGCACCTCGCTTCGGGCGCGGGTGGCGGAATCGGCCATCCGAGCCATCGCCGCCACAGCCGCCGCAACGTCCTCGGCATCCCAACCAGCCAGCGACTCCCCCCTTACCGCTGCCTCCAGCAACTCGGGATCAATCGGCCGACTGGTGGCAGGCACGGCCAGATCGGCCATCTCCTTGGCGCCGAAGCGATTGACCAGGATCAGTGCGGTAGGCAGCGAGAGGTTCATTTATCGGCTCCCTTTCCCGAACCACGCTTGGAGCGACCAGCAGGTTTATCAGCGTCCTGCTTATCGGTCGCTACAGCTCCTGAGTCAGTACCCGACGGCGAAGTACCTGGCGCAGCCTGCGACGGGCTCTGCGACGCTTCAGCACCGCTGGAGTTGTCGAGCGTTGTATCGCTTTCATCGTTGGGCGCCTCCGGGCTGACCTGTACGGGCTTGAGGTGTTGGCTGATCAGCGACAGCAACGCGTCCCCTGCGATGCAGATCACACCTTCAGCCGTAGGGTCTGCTGGTTCCAGTGCTCGGGCTTCGGCGACGATCTGGGCTGGTGCGGCCAGTTGCTGCTCTCGGAGAACGCTCAGCAATACGCTTGCGGCGTCGTACTGGTCGTTTGCGATGTCCAGCGCGTGCTCCAAGGAAGCGATGGTTTCGCCCATCTCCCTCAGCAGCGAGCCATTCTGATCAGCGCTGCTGAACTGCTCAGCCTGCTCGATCACAACCAGTTGGCGTTCCTTGCGGAATGCATCCAACTGCTCCTCGCTGAGCTGGCCATCTTCGTACCAGGTGCCTTTGGCGCGATGCGCGATGCCACCGCGACGAAAACCGTCCGTTACCGCCTTGATGAGTACGCCCATGACTTAGGCCCCTTCGCCGGTGGAGCCGAACGCCAGTTGCCAGAAACCGTAACCACCAGCGGCACGAGCCTCGGCCCCGAACTTGAACTTCTTGCGGTTGAATACGCCGTCGGATTCAGGGTCGGTCTGCTGAACGAAATCCGGTGCCTTGCGCTCCTGGTAGATGAATGGGCGCACCGGCTTGGTGGTATCCAGGACAAACCAGGCAGTACGCGAGAGCAGACGGGGTTCAACGACCACCTCGACGACACCCTTGTATGGGTTCTCTTCACCGTTTCCGAATTTCTCGGAGCTCACCAGTCTGCGAGCGGTATCTCGCAACGCTGGAGGCACCAACAGTACGTTGGGCAGGACATTGATCGGGCGACCATCTTCGTCCTTGACCTCCTGCATGGCAGTCAAAGCGGCGCCCAGGCTTGCTTCAGCAGCATCCAGCGAGGCTGCGGACAATGGCATCGTGCCCTTATTGCTGACGCTGCTACCCGCGACAGGATGATCAGTGTCGAAGAAATACTGGCCGTCGTAGCATGGGGTAATGAACGACTTGTTCACCAGTTCATAGACGATTTCGTCGGGTAGTTGCTTTGCGGAATGGCCAGCCATCTGCGCTTGCGGCTGGTAGATCCCCAACTGATCGTCTTCGATATGGTTGCGGTCCACCTCGACGGTCGCTTCGAAATCTTCGTTTTCGACCGAATAGGTGTAGGCCTTCAGGTTCTTGATGTGTTTCTCGCCGACCCAGCGGCGCATCTTCGGAAACGCCGACAGCCAGGCATAAAGGTTGCTGCCCGTACTCGACGGCACCTTCATTGCAATCTTGTCCCAGGTGCTTGGCGCAGCCGCGAAGGCATTGTTGAACAGGGTTTTCAGGGCGACGAACGCCGCCTGGATGGAAGCTTTATTAACCAGCATGCGCGATGCGCTCCTATATAGAGGGTTACTCGACCCAGACGCCGTCCGAGTCAATGCCTACAATCAGCCCCGAAGCCGAACGCGTTCCGCCGCCGTCAGTGGCACTGACAGTTGCGTCGTCGACGATGTAGGCGGTTTTGAACATCTGGGCCTGGGTGACGGTCCCGTCATTGGCCCACTTAAACGCGCTGCCTCGACTGATGAGGACTGTCTTGGCACCGTCAGCGCCCATGGAGTTGTCTACCGACTCTTCGGCGCGGCCGGCGTACTTCAGGCCGGTCGCGGTTTTGCCGGGGATCGCGAAGCCGGTTGCCGACACCGCCATCTGCGCTCCAGCGAAGATGCGCACTCCGGCACCAACGGCGATGGCGAGCATTTGGGTTTGCTGTCTTGGGGTATTGCGGTCAGCGGTCAAAGCCACGATCAGCCCTCACTCTTCAAGGATTTTGCGAACTCCACCGGATCAAGGCCTAACTGTTTGCAGACAGCTTGCTGCTCAGCATTCAGCGCAGTCGCGGTGGCTTCGGGTTGGCGATTGCCCAGGTTGGTCGGATCAGCCACCGATGGAGCGGCCTTCACGAACTCGCGAAAGCGATCCAGACCGGCCTGCTCAGAACAAGCCGCACGGTGATACTCGGCGGTCGCCGGGGTGATCTTCCCGGCAATGAGAGCAGCCTGAATTTCCGTTTCCACGACCTTTTCGTGACCTGCCTTTTGGTGGTCGGCCAGCGCCTTTTCAGCATTGGTCGCACGGTTGACCGCCAAGTCGTAGTCCGCACGCGGCATGAAGCGTGTGATATCCGCCTTCTCACTGTTTGCGGCCTGAGCGGTTTGTTTCAGATCAGCAGTGGCTGCAATGACCTGGTCTTCGGTGGCGGACTCGGGCAGGCCGAGCAGTGCCAACAGCGCAGCAGAGAATTTCACGTAGGTGAACTCCGTTAGTTGGCCCTCTTGATTGAGGGCGGTCAGGGTGAAGTTGGGTTTATTGGTCAGTCCTGCGCTGACCAAACGGACGATTTGTCCGGTGGCCTCGACGTAGTCAAAGACCGGGGAAAGGAAGCGGTATTGACGAGTGGCGACTTGAGCGTTGCCCTCCTGCGTCCAATCCACTTGGCCCCATAGCGCGCCGTCGCGGATCTCCAGTTGCTTGATCCAACCACTGGCAGGAGCCGGTTCGCCCTTTGGGGCGCGGTGTTGAGTTGCGTGCTCCCAATCAATGGGAAGATCGATGCCGCGCCCTACAAACGAGGACAGCACAAACTGCTGGGCATCGGTATCGAACAGCCAATCACGACCGTCGCGACCGGAGACGGTCGGGCCTGCCGGGATAAGTTCAACCCATTGCGGAGCCTGACCGTCAGTTACGGGCAGTACGGAAAGATCAGTATTGAGTGCGAGTAATGTCTTCATGCCGCTAGTGTCAGCGGCGACCCGTGGAGGGTGAGTTTAAGGTCGGCTTAAGGTGTCAGTGTCTGACGGAAACCGATTGGGGATTAGTGCGGGGGCGGCCATTCTATACCGCATTTCATAAACTTCGCTCGAACCATCAACCCCGAATGGTGCTGAGAGCAAATCTAACGCTCGTCTAACGCTACGCACGGACAACAGCCGCCCCGGTTGTACCGTAGAAGGCCCTCAAACGCCTCCTGAGCGCTTAGATTTGATCGGCCTCAAATGACCCCGCCAGGTAGTTCCCGACGATCTCAGCCACTTCCAGTTCGTCTTCGGCGGACAATCCAAGGTAGGGACGTGCTGGCATCTCGGTTGATCGCGCACCATGCGTGACCCACTGGGCAAAGTTGGATGCGCTCTTCTTCACGAAGCGATTGCCGACGCCGTCCTTGCCCGCCTTGAAGTAAACCTGCTGGGATCGGGCGGCGTGATGGATGGCTCCGCCGAACTGGTGGATGGCGCCATAGGGGCGGTCGGTGCCAAAGTCCAACTCGTTGTTGGATACCTGGTGCCGGAACGAGTCCTGCAACATCCCGCTTTCGCGCAGGATCTTTTCCTTGTTGCGCTTCTTTCGGGCCAGTGTCGACGGTGACAGTGGCGCCCAGGGCGAGCCGTCCGGCCCGACCTTGCGCCGAAACCTGTCATCGGTGGAAAGGTGCAGATATTCGGCAATGTCATTGAGTGGGGTGGTGACATCGCCCAGGCGCTCGATCAGCTCCAGCAGCGCCTTGCTCGCCTGGTCGGTCGTGGTGGTGACGGTTAGGATTGAACCTGCCATGGACGCCTCTACTTAGACCGGCGATAAAGACGGACGCCTACCCGTACACTGGCCAGCAGATCGTCCGCGCCCGTGCCTTCGTGGAACGTCGACGTCCAACCATCACTTCCCGCCTCAAATACGACAGCCTCTGGCTCGGCCTGTTCTGCCACGGCGAAGTGCGCGATATAGCGCTTGCGCAAGACTGCACGCTTCTGGTCCTCCAGCCAGTCGAGGCGGGCCCATATCTCGTCAGGTTCACGGATGGCGCGAGCCAACAGCAGCAGATCACCAGGTGGAAGGCGCAATTGGCCTTTAGCCCCCTCGAACAACTCGCGACCGATCACCAGCGGATCTCCCGCCAGATCACGGAACACCGCCGGAGCGTCGGCTTTGGCACCAAACGTCTTCAGGAAGCGCTCCACTTGCGCGGCTGGCTTGAGGCCTTGCGGCATGCGCTCGACCTCAGCAGCAGGCCTGGCGTCTGGCAGCGGGCGCACCGGAGTGCGGCTAGGCACGCCCGGCGCTGGTTCGACCTTTTGGCCTGGCTCCCGGATCTGAGGCACTGCACCGCTCAGCCTGGATTGACCAGGTGCATAGTCGAAGCCTGGATCGATGCCCACCGGCACCCTGACTGAGCGAGGGCCAAGCGGGCTGTTCATGCCCACCACCTTCTCCTCGTACTCAATGGCGGGGGCTGGGCCGACCTTCAGGCCCTGCCGTTCCACGTCGCGTTGGCTGACCATGAACTTCTTGCACTTGCAGCCCCAGCCGTTCTGCGGGCTGTGAGTGGACCACCACGGATCGTCCAGGGGCAACACGGTGCCATTCCAGGACAAGTGCATTGGTCGTGGATGGGCGCTGTCTCCGTGGCGATACAGCCCGTATGGCCTGGCCTTCCTTAACTCAGGGTCAGCCATCTGCGCCTCGCGGCCTGCGTTGTAGCTCTGGCGCAGGTTGGTCTCGTAAATTACGCGGGTACGCCAGCCACGGCCACCGTTGTACTGCCAGCCGTGCTTGGCGACGACCTGGTCAAAGTCCTTGCGGAACTGTTCCAGGGTGCCACCACCGGCTATGGCTTTTTCAACCGAGCCCCGCAGGTCTGTCAGCAAGTCCCGCTTGGATGCACCGGCCACGACAAAGGCCCAGTCGTGCTCTTCTTTATATACGTCCGCCCAAGCCCGTGTCGGCAGGCTGGTCTTGCCACGAAAGAAGTCGATCTGTTCCTGGAACGGGAGAGAGCCGTGGGAGACCGCCATTACAGCCCCCTCAGCACGTCATAGCGCCCGGCGAGGTTGGCCGCGACCAACCCGTCCGCCATGGCGTCGGCCAGGTCGGCACTGTTCATGGCTGGGTAGGCCTCGATCAATCGGTCCCGGAAATCCTCCAGGCTATCCGAGGCGTCCAGTAGCTGCTTGATTGCGTCGACCATGTCATCCATTCCGGCCGCTGCCTGACGTTCCAATGCTTGCACCTGGTTATCCACGATGTCCCGCGTGGACGGAGAGCCCGCAGCCGACTGCTCGCGGTTGGCTGCGGTGGCCAGCGCGGACGGCTGAGCGGCTTGAGCGGTGACGCCAAGGATCTCCGCGCCCTCGGCCGGGGCCGGAAGGTTCAGCCTGTCCCTGATCACCGATTGCTCGACGCGCAGGCCCAGCGGCACCAGATCCTTGAGCGCACTGACCAGGAGCTGGACGTTTTCCGGCTCCGGAACGTCGACGATCAAGCGCGGGTATGGCCGACCAGGTGCATAGTTGAGGTCGCAGTATGGGCGCACCAGGTGCCGGTTGAGCGTGTTGCTCAGGGCCTTTGCATCAGCGGTGAGCAAGTCCAGGCGCACCTCGTTGTGGACCTTGGCTTGTGCCAAACTTGCGCCGTCGTCGGCACTCATCGTCTGGCCGACCACCGCCTTGCTGACTTGCTTGTCCCACCACTCAGCCAATCCCTTGAAGAACTCGCCAGCCCCGGCGACGTTGGCTGCTGCCTGGAAGTCGATGCGCATGGAATCGGGGATCACGGCCGCAGCATCGCTGCCCAGGTTCGCCACGGCCGACAACAGCACGCCGATATCGTCGGCACTGGCACCAGGGCCGTAGCGACCGACGCGCATGGGAATGCCGTAGATGTCCGCAAAGCCCATCCAGTCCTTCCACGTCCAGGCCTTGCACATATAGGCAACGGTCGCCAGCCTGGCCAGGCCGCCACGGATGGGCAAACCTGAGCGGATGCGAGGCAGGTGCGTGATGAACTTGTACGGCGCGAGGGCGAGTCCGTACATAGGATCCGCCTCATCGAGCAGGCGCAGCTCACGCCCGGTGGCCTGGTCGAACTGGAAAAAGCGCTGGTCGCGTTGCTCATAGCGCTCCGGCATCCATTCCTTTCCGCTGCGATCCCAAATGATCTCCGATACGGCATAGCCCTTACCCAAGGCGTCGACCAGGTCCGCTTGCAGCTCCCCGAACTCCGGCTGGGTCACCAGCGCCGTGAGGGCTTCGGCCCGGCGCACATCTTCAGCGTCATCGCTGGCCGCTTCGATACGGACATTCAAGCCAGCGACTGCCAGCTTGCGGGTGCCCAGCACCGACGCATAGTGCAGATCCCGCTCTTCCATCTCTTCGGCAAGGGTCAGATAGTCATGAGCCTGGCCTTCGACAGCGCCCTGCAGGATGGAAGCAAGCCTTTCTGGAGTCAGTCCGCTGGCTACTGACGAATGCCAAACCTGCCGCACGCCGGTCAGCCTTGGGGCGGCCAGCTCTTGAGTAAGCTGGCCGAAGTCGATTGGTCGGCCGTGTTGATCCACGATGCGCGATTGAGCCATTACCAGATGCCTTTTCTGTTGCGCCAGTTACCACCCGATCCGACCTTATGGCCTGATTGGGCGCCGGGCTGGACGCGGTGATATTCGAATATTTCGGTTTCTTGGCGAGATGCGTAGTCGGCCAGGACGGCCGCTATACCGGCGTCACCGTGACGTTTATCGCCGCTTTTAGAGCCGTCGCCCTTTTCGGTGGTGCGCTTCTCCGGGATGCGGGCAACGCCTTTCACGATCCGGAAAGCCCGGATATCGCCGGTCACATCGCGGTCGGCCGGGATCTCGTCGAAAGTGCCGTCCTCAAGTGCTGCCTTGAATGGCGGCATGTTGTCGCGATACCAGCCCTCACTGAGCATGACCCGCTCAATGCGGTTGAATCCGTACCGCACGGCCGCGCTCTCAGCGAGCTGCGATCCGTTGCCCCTGGCATCCGGGGCGCCCTTGAGGAAGTTGGGCAGGCGGTCGACGATGTAGAACAGGATCTGCTCTTGCTGCTTGAACGGCACGTTTCGCAGTTCGACCAGGAAGGGCGTGCGCTTGCGTAGGTTCTGCTCTTTGACCAGCGGCCAGATCACCGAAAGATCGCCACTACGGGCGAAGTCGTGCCCGTAGTAGCTGTAAACGTCGGTCGGGATGTGGGAAAGGAGCGGCAGCAATTCGCGCTCGCACCACTCCAGCGACTCGGCCATGCGCAGATGCTCAGCGATAGTTTCATATCCTGGAGGGTATTTGAGCCGGACCACCGGCACATCCTTACTGGTCCGCTCCTCGATGAGCGCCATGCTCAGGTATGCGCCGCCACCCTGACTGGGGACGCAGTCCAGTTCTTCTTCGGCCGCATCGCCGTAGAAGTCATAAACATCCTGCATCCAAGCTTTCTCTTCCTCCGGGTCGTATGGGATGCCCTTGCGCAGACAGACGCGCTTGTAAAGCCCGTCCGCCACGGCCTCGCGGAAGGTGCAACGGAACAGCTCGCCCTTGCGTTTGCCTGCCCGGATCTCTTCGATCAGGTCATTGAACGGGTTTTCTGCGCCGTCGTGGGTACTGATCACATGCACTTCACCGCCCCAGATCAGCAGAGCGAGCGCCGCCTTGAGCAGTTGGGCCAGATCCGCGTGGAATCCGGCCTCATCAATGACCACCACGCCCTGTCGACCCCGCAGGTTACTCGGGCGGCTGGTCAGGGCCACGATCCGGTGCCCTGATGGGAAGGCGATGGCGTAGGTCTTAATGTGCTTGTCAGGATCGCTGTCCGGCCAAATGCCTTCCTCGATCTCCCCGGCAGCATAGTTGAAGGCCCGCGCCCAAAGGGCGCAAGCCTGGATGTACTCGACCGTCATGTCCTGGTTGTATCCCAGGTAATAGACGTTCTGGCCGCCCGCGGGCTTTTCGGATGCGCACACAAGGACGTTATCCGCAGCCTCAGCCCAGGTCAGGCCGATACGGCGGGATTTCTCACCGACCTTGAGCGGCGCCCTGATACCGATCCAGTTCTTTTGGTAGTCCAGGAGTACGGCCGGAGCGTCCAGGCCTGCGGTGTTGTCCAGGACAACAGGAATGCTCATGCTTTTTTCCTGCGGCCGAGATACCACGCCATCGTAAGGAAAATCGCCACATTAAGGTCGAGGGACAGGAGCTGATTAGCGTTGCTCTCGTTGGCTCCAAGCGCTGTCAGGCCTGCGCAAACTGCAAAGGAAAGGAAATAATTCATGAGGCCATCCCTAGAATCTCGCGGCGGATCTCGTCGACCGTCGCGGCGTTGAGCCCACCTTTCTTGGCGATTTTTTCCACCCGAGCGGCGGCCGCTTCTGCCTTCTCGCTGAATTCGGCCTGCCATTTTTTCTGAACCACGGAAGCGCGGCCCAGCTCTGCAACGGCCTTGGCCACCTTGGGTAGATCGATCTGGTCACCGTCGGACATGAGCAGCTTGAATAGATGTTCCTGGACGAGCCGCATCAGGGCCTCGTTGACGGCACCTTCTTCATCGGGGGCGGCCTGAACCACGGCACGGGCCTGCTCGCTGGCCATCTTCAGGGCGGACAGCTTGTCCTCAAACTCGGTGCCATACCGGTGCAGCGCCGATTTGCCGATGGAATAACCACGGCTTTCCAGCTCGCCGGACAGCAGCTCGTAACCGGAAAAGTTGTTCTCGACCAATGACTGATCAAGCCAAGCCTTCACTTCGGCCGGGAGTGCGGCCACCTTGCTACGGGGCGGCATGGATCACGACCAGTATTTTTCAGGGCGAGCAATGCCCGGATTGCAGGGGATGGTGTACTCGGCGATGTCGACGCCGTAATGGGTCAGCCCGCAGATCCACACACCATTCGGCTGTTTCACCAGGGTGACCAGCGAGCGGTCAGCCAGGTAGTCCAGTTCGCGACGCAGCTCCAGCGCCGTGGAGTCTGGATAAATGCCTTGGATGGTAGAGAGCACCACGGCTTCGTGGGGGTCGACTGGGCGACTGGTGTTCAGGGTCAGCAGGATGTACCAGCGCAGCGATTCGCGGCGGGTTTTGGCTGGGTCAATCATTGGCGCGCTCCTTTGAGTTGGACGTTTTCAAGCTTGAGCGCTAAGGCATCAAGCTTGGCTTCGATCACGGTCTGGTTGCGCACGTAGTCTTCTCGGCGCACGTAGTTCAGGGGCATCTCGCCGCGCAGACGCTCCAGGCCGATCTCGACTTGACGCAACCGTTCCGAATCCTTGGCTACGGCGTTGAAACGGTCATCCATGACGGCAAAACGTTGGTCCAGGCGTCGTTCGGTCTGGGCAAGCAGCAACTTCACCAGCCCGGCGAACATGGCCAGCAAGGTGATGCCGGAGCCGAGCAGTTGCCAGGCTGGTATCTCGATAGTCGGCATCATCGGCGCATCCGCTCCTGGCGATCCTGGCATTCCACACACAGCTCAACACCGGGGATGATCTGCCGTCGTGCCTCTGGAATATCCCCACCGCAGTCCTCGCAGTGCTCCGCAGACGGCCGATCAGATATTTTCTTTTGTTGTGCCAAATGCGCCGCTATGACCGCAGCGCGGTGCTCGTCTTCGCGCTTAGAGGCAATGTCAATTACGTCCATGAGTATTCCAGTCGATCAGGTGATTGAGTTGTGCGCGGCAGGCGGCGGCGCGCTCACCGTTGCGGGTGTGGTTGAACAACAGGGCTGCTTGGGTAAGTCCGGAATCCAGGCTGTCAGTGGCTCCGGCTCCTCCGGTCGACGCAGCAGCTCCGCTGGAGCCGGTGCTGGCTTGCATTGTTGTGGCACTGGCAATTCCAAGGGCGCTGTTCCACACCCGGACAAAGCCATTGGTAAAGACAGCAGGAGGCAACGGCTCAAGCTGCGCATCGAGCGCACGCCGGTAGCTGGTTGTGACATTGGCGATTTCCTTGTTGAGTTTTTCAGTGGTACGGCGCAGCACGTCCTTCTGGTCGGCCAGTTCTTTGGCCAAGCTGTTGCCTCGGTTGGTCTCCGCCAAGAGCCGATCCGATGCCGCTTCAGCCGCTTGCTTCGCCGCCAGGGCCTGACGTGCCACCTCGTCGGCGTGCATCGCCTTGAGGTCGCTGAGCGCCGCATTGCCTTCGGCCTGGGCTTTACCAAACCCGTCGCTGTAGCCATCCTGGTAGTTCATATGTGCCGTCCACTGGAACAAACCCGCGACGGCGGCTATCAGGGCCAGCGGAACAAGCGTCCTCACAAACGGATTCATGAACAACTCCCCTTGCCCCAACCGGCCTGGATGTAGATGGGCTCCCACTGACGCAGAATCAGCCGTGGGTATGCCCGGTTTTCCTTGAATGCCGCTGCTGAGCGCCCCGCGTTGAAGCGCTCAACCGAACCGAACCAAGTCAGCTTGTCGGCGCCCTTAGCCGAGGCCAGCTTGCGGTCACGGATCAGCCACCCGAGGCCGCCGTTGTAGGAAGAGAGGATCATGGCCGCCTGCTCGCAGGAGTCGGCGGCAGTAATCCGGCTGGCCAGCCAATGGTCGTAACTGACAAGTGCCTGCATCGACCAGGTGGGGTTATACGGCTCGTTCTTCCCCAAGACCTTGGGGAACGTTGCGGCCAGCCAGGCGGCGGTCGAGGGCATCACTTGGCCCAAGCCTTGCGCGCCGACAGGCGAGCGCGCATCGAACTTCCAGCGGCTTTCCTGGTGGATCTGGCCAGCAAACATAGCGACCGGTGCGTCCAGCCCCCACTCAGCCTGCGCGATACGGGTGAGGTCGCGCTGGTATCGCTCCGCCACGACGGGAATGTCAGCAAGCGCCATGATTGGCACCAGAGCCCCGATGACCAATCCGATCAGTAAGATTCGCCGCATGGTCAGAGCCCCAGTGTCAGACCGAGGATGCAGGCCATCACGACCAGGGCGCGGCGCAGGCCTGCCCAGGGTTGGTGGACTCGCATTACCTGGTTAGGGCGGGCATAGGGAAACAGTGCCCGGTCGATCCAGTAACCCAGCACACCGCCGCCCGTTACCAGACCGGCCTTGTACAGAACTACTGGGAGTTTGGTTGGCGCGATCAACGCCAGGACGATCAGCATCGCCAGGGTGATGACGATCCAGTTGGTCATGCGAGGCGCACGGGGGCGCCCACGTCCTTTTCGAAAGTTCATGCGCGAAACTCACTTGATGGTTTGATGGATGAACGCAACCCGGCCAGGTGCTGGGCGGCTACTTCGGGATTACCGCGAGAACGCTGGGGCTCGTGGTATGCGGCATACGCGATGGGTTTGGCTTTTGGTGTCGGTCGTAACTTCTCGCGCTGACGGACCGTCTCCGCATCGCGCTCTTCAGCGATGGAAACGTGCTTGAGTGCCAAGTCCAGCCAGTCCGATGGGCATGCCTGGATAGCGGCTTTGCGATCCTCCTGAGATGCAGTTGCATGAATCAGGGCGGCGTACGCACGGGGCGAAGTTGGCTTTGGCTGGGTAGACATGACGCGAATCCGTCTGCGAGAAGTACCCGGCTAGATTCGCGTTTGGGGAAGGGCTGGTGAGTTTCTTAAGCGCACAAGAAAAAGCCCGCTGTTGCGGGCTTAGTTGTTTCGTAGGTTCATGATGAATTTTATATCATCTTCAGAATTGCCTTCACGCCTGAGTTGGGCGGCGACCTCTTCATCAGTTAGAGACTCAGCGGAGTCCGTGCTCTCTGAATGAGTGGCGATCTGACGCTCGCATTCGCCGCCATCGGCAATCCAATTGCGATCTGCGTAATCGGTCTCAATTTTGGTTGGCGCTTTATTAGCGCATGCCCCGTTGATGTATCCAACGTCAGTGAGCATTTGACGACACGCGGAGTAATTGAGCCTGGCTTGAAACTTTGAGTGGTTGATTGGCTGCTCGCGTAGTCGAGCATCGACCATGCGCATGATATCTGACTGTTTCGCGTCATCGCGATCAAGACAAGATTTTTTCGTCTCAGGCCATAAAGCCCTAGCTAAGTTTTGGTTTGCCAGAGCTTCAATTCTTGCTTCGTCATCCGAAACCGCTTTCGCGGGAGCGGCTTGCAATTCGCCTAGAATGAGCAAGAGTCCCGCAAAAGCAACATACCGTTGAATCAATGGATCGTCCTTTCATCGAACCCAAATAAATCGGGCTCGTTGCGACGATGCAAGGCCCTTTGACGGGCGATGATGTCATAAATTGTCGGAGAGGCAAGCCGATACTTCCTGACCAGCTCCGACGGCTGGATGTTGTTGTCACGCCAGTCACGAAATATCGAGGCATCCCGCATGGCTTTCTTCAGCGCCTCACCGCGAGGCAAATAAACCACGCTCCCCCCCATCACGTCGCAAATCGCAAACACCACGAAGCGGGCGATTTCAGGGACATCAGGTCGCTCCCCTAACTTGGCGCGCAACTCAGCTTCGGCGATCTCAACCATTTCCTTAAGCGTGCCTTCCCAACGCAAGAGGACTGCGGGGTCCTCCATGTGTGCCAAGACTTTATTCGGGTCCAGGCTGTCCGAATCATCGGGGAACAGAGATTCGGTCATGATGCTTGAACCCCTCGGCGCTTGGCGTCGTACCCAAGAGCGGCAACTACACCCTGGAGTTGCTTTGGGTTCAGCCATTCTGTGCGCTCAACTTTGTACATCCGCTTGGCCATGCCATCGGCATAGGCCCAAGTGCGGCCAGCGGTAGTCAACAAAGCACTGATCTTGCTTATCAACTTCTCACGTTCCGGGCTCGCCTTTGGTGCAGCTCGGCCGGTGTTCTTCTTGGGCTTCCAGCCCAGCCGCTCAAACTCGCTGAGCACTGCGGCCATTTGTGCGGGCTTCAACCCCTTGGACGATTGTGCGCCTGTGACGCGCATAAGTAGTGCGCGGTAGGTGTCGTCATCAATCCCCAAGTCTTTTTTGGCGATATGGATCTTCGATAACTGCATGTTTCGTGTATTCATAGAGTTCATCCTCCCTGCTTAATATTGACGCCTATCCTGACCAGGAGGCGATTAGTGCAGGCGCGTGATTTCCTTGTTATTGGCGACCAGATGTTTTTTCAGAGAGGTAAAGCTCTTCCACGACCAGTCATACGTGTAGAACTTGATTGCTGCCAGCCGTGTTGCCTCCCGCTTTCCGCGCATTTTTCGGTAGAACTCAATGTCCTTTTTCGTATGGGGAGAACGAGTCACCTTGCGATAAAAACGGCGAGTTTCCTCATGCTCAGGCTCAGCGGTTCTGTTATCGCAGTTCAACCAGATACCTTTGATGTACCCGTTAACGTAGACCGTTGTACCCCAGCTCTTTTTTCCTGGCTCTGTGATCTGGACAATGTCGACTTCGAAGTCATCACACTTCAGCTTCATGGATCCGTATGGGCTATCCATCTGCTCTTTCAGCTCATCCCAGTCTGCCTGTTCCATTGTTATCCTCGGCTGCTCGTCAGTACCGGGCAACCACGCCCGGCAGACCGCCCCGGTTTCCCGAGACGGTTTCGCTTTAATGGAGGGTTGGTTTGAGAATCATCTTCTCGCGCATTGCCATGCAGATATCGCAGTCGCAGCCGCCAAGGTGACGCTCAGAGGTTTCAAGCGGTAGCCGGGCAATCAGCCTGGCTGACTGGACCATCGCAGTTGCGACGCGGCCAGCTTTGCTGCTGTGGATCTTTGCTTGGTTATCAACGGAGATGGAAACGCCATCGGTGCTGTCTTCTACAACGATTTGGAACTTGCTCATTCGCACTACTCGCTCGGTTCGGATGTTGGCTGGCAGATTTATTAGGGAAAGATCAGTGCAGGGTTGATGGCGTGCTATCCGCCACGAAGATGCTGGCGATATCCAACGGGATCGGCGCGTACTGATCCGATTCCCCGATACGCTCATAAACCCTGATATAGCTCTTCGAGCCCACCACCTGGACGGCCTCACCGATGGCAGTCATTGCCCGCTTCCAACGGGCATCCAGGATCTCCAGGCGACGCAGCGCGAGCACGCGACCGGTGCTGATCTCACCGGCCTTATCAGCACGAAAGGCCTCGTTAACCAGAACGCGCACCTCGCTACGTGCATCCTGAGTCCACTCTGCCGCACACTCGTCGATAAGCGCGCGAGCCGCTTTAAGACGCTCATCGAACTTGATGGAGTCCTGGACGGCATGGACAATTTTGTATTGCCCATCAAACGAGAACAGGGTGACGTTCCCTTTTTTGCCACCGATAGTCGCCTTGTACTGCTCCGCCGACATCTCTACGAATGCCTTGATGTCACCGAATGCGGCGACCTTGAACTTTGCCAGCGCGGTGGAGACTGCCTTCGCGCCCGCAACAAGTTCGCTTACCAACTGATCACGGGCCAAGTCGATTGGCTTGATCAGCACTTCCGGAACCAGGTGGCCCTTTGCGTCCTTCCGAAAACCTTCTGGGATGTTGTTCATTGCTGTTGTTCCATGTCTGTTGGTTTAGAGGCCCTGTCTTGCAGCTCCGCAAACGCTGCCATGGCCTGTTTTTTTGACTCTTCGATCTCGTTGTCCGACTTGAGGGCCGCATCTGGATTAGCCCGGCGCTTCATCCTCGCCATGAGCTGATCCAATGCTTCATTCCCCGTCCGGATCTGTTCTTCTGTCCGCTTCTGTTTGATGTAACGCTGTTCAACTGGCTGAGTCGGCAGCTCTCGCAGCAACAGGGCTGGAGGTGGCCAACGCTCACAATTGGCAAACAACGTTTCGAACGCTTTGGCGATGCGTGAGGCGTCCTGTTCTTCGTTCCACTCTCGCCCTTTGGTCATAGCCACAAGCCAGATGTCCGCTGTTTTGGTGGCGGCATCTGCCGCTGGAGCGCCATCGAGCCGTAGAGCGAGCAAGCCAGTTACACCCTTCGCGATTTCGCGCTTGAGCCAACCGTTACCCATTCGCCCAGTTCTCCAGTGCGTTGATCGCTGCTGCGGTCTGGCTTTGCGGACGCTGGCGCGCCGGTAAGGTGTGGCTCTCTGGGGCCAAAACCATCGCTCCACCAACCGCAGCGGGCTGATACTGGGTCATGACCTGGTACAGCCAGCCATGCCCCTTGAGCGGCGTTGTAAGCCTGCCGGACTCACGGGCTATCAATGCTTGATCGATAGCCCACAACCAACACTCCGGCGGAGCTTCGAACACCTGGCCGCTGCGCTCGATGCGCTGTGCCTGGACATCTGGCAACAGCTCTCCGAGCAGCTTCGCAACTCGATCCAATGTCAGCTCGCGGGCCTCGGGACGGAACAACCCGAGATAACGCACCAGGGCATTACCGAGAGGGCCGGACATCTTGAATGCAATCCCCAGTGCATCGCGGGCGCCGTCATGTGCAATGAGCGCGTCGAGCGAAAGTGTGGTGCCACAGTTCGGGCAACGGGTGCGCATCAGTGCACCCCCTGATAACGAATGCGAAGTACACCGCCACAGGCCGAGGCCATGGGGGCCGGATGGGTCTTGAACCAGGCGATCTGCGCGTCCGACCATTCGCCTTCCGCTTCGCTTTCAGGCATGGACCGGTGATACGCCTCTACCTGATCGCGAAACTGGCCAGCTTCCGCCGCTGTAGGGAAGGCAGCAATTTGGAAAGCACCACCTTCGAACTGACCATCCAGCACCTCGACAAGCCATACACCAGCCTTGCGGGAACCAAACGTTAGACTCTCAGTCGTATCTGCCGCAGATACGTCCGGAATTTGAGGATCAACCGAAAAATTGGACTCCAGCTCGCTCGCCCGGATCTGCGCAAAACCGCGCGAAGCGGCGAAGCCAATCACTCGTCCTTCGCTGCATAAGCGAAACATACGGCCGCTCTCATGGATCTGAATCCCAGGCTTAGTGGACGGTTGCATAGCCATCGCCTCCGCAGTTCGGGTTGTTTGGACATTGCTGGCACGCACGCCAGTGCTGCATCGCCATTGGGTTGTGCGTAGGCGCAGAGCGTTTATAGAAGCCTTGGCATTGCTCAACGGTCAAAGTGTCGCCAACGGCTACACACTCGATCCGACCCAGCACTTCCATCACACGACGCTCAACGCCAGCGGTGCTTGGGCTGGTGTACTTGTTTACAAGAATCAGGCTGACCGCTGTGCGACTCATCCCGATTCGCTCACCAGCCTTGGCGCGATTGGTTGCCGCAGCCTCGGCAGCAAGTAGGCGCACGAAGAGCGGCGGTTCGTCACCCCACCCGGAAATTTTTACTTGGCTCATTGCAGACCTCCAGATTCGCCCGGTGTTGCCAGCTCTAGCTGAGTGCGCTGCACCAGATCAGGGGACGGCTTGACTGTCGTCTTGCCACCATCAGTAAGCTTCAACCATTCGCCAAGCAGATCGCGGGTACGCAACAGCGCAACACCTGGTTCCACCAAGCTGCGATCAGCATCTATTGAGCCTGTAGTTTTGGCGTATACCAGCTTGTTCAAGTTCGGGTCATAGACTTGAAGCGAATCGAGCTTACGAATCTCAGGTGGGCGAGGCCCCGTGTGTTTGCCCGGAACAAGTTGGTAAGTCTCAGGGGTGTTCCTGTCGCACTCGGTCTTATCGAGATATCCAGCTTCGGCCAAAGCGTGGAGGTATTGGCGAACCCTGATAATTGTCATAGGAACGCCACCGGCAGATGCTGTATGCAACACGGTGTCAGCAGTGAAGGCTCCCTTGAGAATTCGAATGCTGCGCCAGATATTTTCAGTGATCAGGTGGAGATAGGTGCGCTCACCCTTCCTATTTAGCCGAGGATATTCAACGCCTTCGTCGCGCACTAATGAGTACACACGACTCTCTTTCCCGTCTGGCGATTCAACAAGCTGAATGATTCCAGCCTTTGCCAACACACTGAAAAAGTCGTTGATCTCTCTTGGCATCTGACCACTACGCCTGGCGATATCATTGATCGAGAACGCTGGGCCGAGTATACGAATGGCTTCCCAAATACGCTGACGTGGCTCTTTTCCACCAGTTACGACAAGGTGTGGTTTACGACCGACCATTTAGATAGACCTCCGGACAGGGGCTTCGCCAGTAAACCACCCGCGCTTGCCCCACGTAGCCAGGTCGACCCGGTCCCACATGTTTGCAGAGGCTTCGCATTGCACTTTGTACAGGTTCACTGCAACTCGGCGCAGGCATCCGCGAACGGATTGGCACAGGTCCTGAAGCAGATCCTCGCCAATTTCAAGATCCGGATAATTCGACTTCGACAGCTCAATGACATCTTCGACCGATGCCCGCTGGGCCGGTACCCACTCCACTACTCGATTGTGGAGACGTTCGAGTTTTGCCAAAGAAGTTGGCACGCGCTCTTCACCGATTAGGACGATTGTTCCCTGGCTTGCGTTGTAGAGGTCGGTGAGAATGTTCGCGATTGCTTTGTCCAGCATGTACTGAACATCGTCAACGATCAGTGGCCGCCTGGACCGTGACAGTTGTTCCGCGATCTGCTCCATCATTTCGCCGATGGTGCGACCCGGTGCAACAGCCATGTCTTTAAGGACTGCCATCAAGAAGCCTTTCTTGGACCAGGTTTCTCGACACTCAACGTAGTAAGCACGGTGCTGATTTGCAGCAAAGGACGCCGCGACAGATTTACCCAAGCCACTCGGTCCATACATCACGACCAGACCAGGCAGGCCCGCCGGACGAGCTTGCGCACGCTTTACCGCTCCTGCGAGTAGGCCAACATTGGTAAGGGCTACGATTTTAGTTACACTCATTGTGCTTCTCCTTTCTCTAGCGTGCGTCAACACGCTGGTCTCCAATAAACGCGGGCTCTCAACCCGCGTGTTTTTCAATACCTTCCATCAGCTCACGCTGATAAGTCAGATCCGGGTGGGTGGAATAGCTCTTCCACCAACGCGCTTCAAAATCATCAAGTTCTTCGCCAGATGCTTGGCGCGTATCCAGCTTCTTCCAAAGTCGATAACGCGCTACGTCGTTATCTGGAATCTCAAAGCTTGGCCGTTGCGCGACTACTTCCCTGGCATATTCCAGAGCCGCTGCTCGCTCGTCTTGTTGCAGGGCCGCTGAGGGTGCGGTGGAAGGAGCGATCATTTCCACGTGATGCCCTGTAAGCACTTCCAGCTTGTCTACGGCACGCTTGAACTGGCCTTTTTCACGCTTCTCACGTGCCTGCTCGACCATTGTTCTCGGCATGTAGTCCGTGGTGTTTCCATCAAGCTGGGCGGCACCGATCAGTTCCCCGTCTAACGTGTACGCCCAGATCTGGCTAGCATCTCTAACGTCGTAGGCAATACGTATTTCTTGATCATGAAAGGCCGTTAGATCGGGGGCGAAATAGGTGTTACCTGACCAGGCAATTTCGCCCCGTCGAGATTTCCTGATGACCTGCGGCCGCATCAGTGAATCCACCAACGAGCTAGGTGCGACGATTGGTTCCCATCCTTCAGATATCGCGGCCTGCCATGCTTCATTCGGGGTCATGTGGCGTAATACGCCAGTCTCAGGGTCGCGAAACTTGGAAAGCCCACGGTGCGGTGTGCTGTTGTAGGCGGCGATTTCGTGTTCCATGCCTGACATGAATTCGGCAAACGTCGGCAAGACCTGGCTTTTCCCCATCTCGCGTAGCTCTTTACGGCCGATACGATGCACACGGGTCCCCGCGTGTTTGTCCATATCCGCCCCGATATAGCTGGTTAGTTTCTTTGCTGCGCGTACCCAAATGGTTTGGTGCCCCCGCTCAGAAAGACCGCGGGCCTGACTGTTGTAGGGAAGCGAATGGGTCATCGTTCCGCCGATGCGATCTACGACCTCTCGCACGGTGTCGTTGGCAAAGCCGGACCCGTTGTCGACATAGAAAATGGCGAACATGCACTCACGAATAGCGTCGCGCAGCGCGTCTAGCACGCCGATGGCGGATTCGGATTCTCCGACCGAAACGCCAACAACTTTTCGGGTTGCCACGTCGAGTACCGTTGTGATTTCAGGGCGGTACGGTTTGCCTGTTAAAGGATTGATTACCTCGGCATCGAACTTATGACCGTCCGCTGTGTACACATCTCCAGGAAACAGGTTTTTCGTAGATCGCCGCCGGAACGATTGCAGGGATTTCAACTCCTGGGGGCTCATACGCCCAGCGTTCAAGGCGTCTGGAGATAGTTTTTTCAAGAACCGCTTTACAGCGTGGATACTTGGTACGGTCCCGCCGTACACGCTGGCAAACTCCATATAACTCGCCGCCACGCTTGGCTTTGTTGGACGCTGGTAGCACCGAAGAAACTCTTTAGCCCACTCGGGAATCGCGAGATTTGGTCGCTGCCTCAACGGAGCCAATCCACTCTCACCGTGAGCCTTATACGCAGCTATCCACCGTTTCAGCGTCCGTTCGGATAGGCCTCGATCTCCAGTCTTGCGGTCATTAGCAAGGTCCACACGCTCCATCAGATAGGGACTCAATGCGCAGTCGCGTGCCTGTTTGACCAAAATGTCTATTGCGCGGCTCTGAGACACGGCGACGGACATACGCTCGATCTCACGAACGAAGCAAAGCCGAGCAACCATCACCGCTTTTTGTGTGTCGTTCAGCCGGTCGCTCACTTTGACGGCTTGCGAGGTATTGACCGCTGGAAGGCTCTCTTTTGGTGCCGCTGCATCTCCACTTACCGAAAGAGCAAGCAGCGCCGTCTGGGTTTCTACAGGCAATTGGCTGAACGAGTATTCCACCGCCTTGCTGCCCAATCGGCGCTGTCCTTCCCAGCCCATACGCTCTGCGAGCTTCCTGACTCCAGGCACTGTTCCCGGTAGGCCTGGCAGGCCCGCCAATTCTTGAAGCGTATAGAAACTACGCATCTCGGTTACCCTGTTTGGTTTTACTGTTACCAACCGGACTAGATCCGGTATGCTTTCGATATACCGAATTCGCTTCCGCACGATTCGGGCGTTGGCGGATTGGTGATCCGTCAGCGTTCCACCGCTCGGGCCACAGTTGCTCAGGCTTCAGGCCCAAAGCGTCGGCAATCGCACGCTCCACCCTTGGATAGGGGCGCTGCTTGGCGTTGCGGATGGCTCGCTCGTTCAGATCGTGATCTCTCGCAAGATCGGCAAAGCAGGTGCCGCGTACACGGAGTTGGAATTTGATCCACTCCCACCGGCTTTCCAGATCAAGAGGTATGTCGAAGGTTTTCATTCAATAACCATCATCTAGGGTGGTTTTTTTCGGCTTTCTAACGGCCGGTTTAGGACAATATATCCCGTATACGGGAACCGGTAAACCGAATTCGGGAGTTTTTATTCCTGTTTTCGAGATGCATTAACCCACATTCGGATAAACCCTTTTGAAATCAGGCAGTTACGGCGAAAAAAATAACGTCCCCAGTGGAGCGGATGCAGTTTCTTTTCCGAATTCGGGAATAAAAACTCGCATAGAGCAGGTCGCCAGCCTTTTTGATTCCCGAAAACAGGCTGCGGAGTCTGCGAATGTGGCGTTGTCCTCCCTAATGCGATGGATTTCAGGCGAAGGTATGCCTGCGTTCAACTCGCTGGCCCTTCTGGCATCGGCTAAGGGGGTTTCACTGGATTGGATTGCTTCGGGCAAGGGGCATATGTTTGCAGGCGTACAGCCCCAACAGAGCGCAGAGGACCTGGAGGACATATATGCGTACGTTCCGCTCTATGACGCCAGGATAAGTCAGGGCCATGGGGCGTGGACCGAGGGTGCTCGGGTCCTGACAATGTTGGCATTCACGAAATACAGCCTAAGAAAGGACTTGTTCCAGCCAACCTGGCTGCGGTGCGTGTAGACGGTGATTCAAACGAACCGGTTATGAAGGATGGGGATACTGTGATGGTGGATCTGTCACGTAACCACATTCAGGGTGACGGCTTCTATGTAATTCGCCTTGATGACTTGCTATACGCCAAGCGTTTACAGCGCCAGTTGGACGGTGGGGTGACGGTGATCAGCGCTAACTCGGCGTATCATCCTATCCACGTTCCAGGCGAGCACCTCGACAGACTGCACATCGTTGGCCGGGTGGTTTGGTCGGGCGGCTGGATGATTTGAACCGCCTATGCCAAAAAGCCCGCACATCGGGGCTTTTTCTCCTTGCAGCTTCTTTTCTCTCAGTGCGCATGCTTTGGCACTGTTTCTTTAGCCAAGCCCTTATTTTCCCGGCTCGGCCCGTTTCTTCCTGGTTCTTCCCACCTGTTTCTTTTAGTGCCAATCACATAACCCCCTCACACATCTGCATCCGCGGTGCCGTTCTCGTTGACTACGCTGCTTATCGAGCCGGATAGCCGTCCAGGGAGCGGTCCAGCATGACCTTGGCCAGATCAATCATGTGCACCACCGAGAATGCCAGGTCGCGGTTCGAACCCTGCAGCCGGTTGGCGGACTCGTGGGCGGTCGCTGCCGCGCAGCGCAGCAGGTCGCACGCATGGACAAGGGCTTCCTCGCCATTGATATTGCGGTTTACGTCGAAAAAGCGGTGTTCCTGTTCATCTGAAACACCTGGTTTCAAGTAATAGTCAAGGGCCCGTTGGGCCGCCGGGCAATCCTGGAGCGAGGGGAACGGGGGGGTGAAAGGGCGGCCGGGCTCGTCTTTGTTGAAGGTATCCAT